CGCTTGTTGCGTTTGCAGAGGCAACAATTGCTGCCGCTGCGTTTGTGTATGGGACGCCAGTGAACGAAACAATGTCACTGAAGCCGTACCACCCAAAATCCTGCGCTGCCTGTGACTCACCGGGAAGGTAAGTAAAAGGAGTGCGCGGATCAAGGATGCCGCCCCCCGCATAAAATAGCGAAGAGCCTAAGTCAGGATTATATTCTGATCCCGTATAGGGCGATTGCCCAAATACAATAATTGGACCGGAGAATGCGGTATCAGCCATAGTGCCTTCTCCTTACGATGTTGGGAACGAACCGTAGATAGAACGCCAGTTGTAATAGCCCAGAGAATAACGCTCATAGCCCTTAACAAGAAGGTTGTCTGTCGTGAAATCGACTTGCATGTCCATTTCGAATGGAATGCGCTCCATATATACCAGACCCTTAATGTTCGTTAAGAGGAACCAAGCATAGTTGGAGGTCAAGAAGTCCATGACCATATAGCCTTCTGGCAGACCGCCACCCGTAAAGAGGATCGCGTTGGTGTCGTTATCTGCCGTACCCGGACGAAGCTGCGTTTTCGTAAGACGAATAGCAACTGGTTCAAGTGAAGGAGGAACGATCAACTTACGACCACGGGCGAAGATCTTGATGCCAGCGATATCACGGAAGTTCTGGCGGATAGAAACCATTGCGTTAAGCAAGGTTGCTTCGTTCAGATCGACCTGTACAGTTGGGGTATTAGCAATCGTCAGACCGCCATCGATAGGATGCGACGTGGAGCAAAGCGCCACACCGTCAGCACCAATCGAAGCATTGTACGTGGTAGCCGTGTTAAGCACGTTAGCCGCGTAGATTTCTTTGGTCTGATGGAAAGATTCAGTAAGGCCAAGGTTGGTTGGCTTGAACTGAGCCTTGTAGAGGTTGTCGTCGATTGCCTTACGGGTAATCGCGTAGCCAAGGGCGATTTCGTTATGCTCTTGGTTATAGACATAACGTTCGCCAGCGGCGTTATCAAACTGAGTGTTACCACCTTCTTGCTTCAACTGAGCAAGACCAAGGTAACGCATTTCAGCGGTGCGTTCCAAAGCCATGTTTGACTTGGTGATTTCGAACACCTTGTCGTACTGGGATGGAATCTGAGAATATTTACCTTCAACTCCACGGAGGCCGGGGAGGAGAAGGTCACGAATCTGACTGAGATTAATAGCCATTTGAACTTACTCCTATTACGACCCAGCCGTCAGGCGGAAGGACTGGTTGTTGAATGCAACGATGATACGATTGTATGCAGTCGTCGTATCCGTGCCGTTTGCGCCGGGAGGTGCAGTGACAAGCGAAAGGATGCGGAAAGCATACGTCGTTGACGTGCTGATGTTTGCTTGGTTAGCATAGGCCGTCGACTGACCAGTCAAAAGCTGGTAAGCGGCTGGCGATGCAGGTGAGTTACCAGCGTAGTCAATGTTTGAGTTGACTTGAGCCTGAGTAACCGCTGCGGAACCAGAAGACTGAACGTTAAACGTAGCCTGTGGGTCGACAATTACATAAGCATTGATAACCGTTCCCGATGGGACAGTCGTGCTGGCGGGCCAGTAAGGCGACCAAACAACGCGGTTAACCGACGAATTGTAATATTCGCAACCAATAAATACGCCAAGAACGGCAGTCGTGCCAGCAGCGCCAGCAATTACATAGCCGCCCGAAAGCTGTACGGGGTCGCCAGAGAAGATGTTTGAAGAATAAGCAGACTGAATCTGATACGTCGACTGTCCAAGGGAACCAGTACGCCCGTCCAAAAATCCTGCAAGTACGAAACCATTGGGCGCTGAAGTGTTCGCCATAGGTCGCTCCTTTTCAGTAGGATAAAACCAGACGGCGCGTCTTTATTTATCCAACATGGGGAAGCCCCCTACGGCGCGTAGAGGAGTTATAACTTTTTCTATAACACCATATTTAATACAGTGCAATAGTAGAAAAGGGGGCTTGCGCCCCCTTTTTATTACCGTGGAACTTGCATTGGTTCGTAAGACTTGCGGACACCTGTTTGTTTGCGGTCACGTTCAAAGGTTCCGGCTGGCGCAATACCCAACGCCTTTTCTTTTTGGTTAACCAATTCACGGGCGGTAGAAAGTTCCCGATCCTGAGCGATAACGGTGATTTCCTTAGGGCGTTCCATAAGAATCATGCCTTTTTTACGGATTGCGCCGCTATGGCCGATAGGCATCATGTCTGGGTGACGGCGGGTATCTACTGGTTCCCAACCGCCTGAACGCATTTCAATCATATGCTGGTCATCCGTCATACCCGCAATGGATTCGCGCTTCCAATTGTAGTCCCAACCTTCTGGAACCTTGCGCGGATCAATGTAAAACTCATCGTACATCGACGGGTCCATTGAATCGTCGTTCATTCTTGCCCGCAACTCTTCAGCACGGAGCGAAGCTTCACGGAGGCCACGGCTTACTGGGGCCATACCCAATTCTTGGGTGTCATTTTGGCGTAATTCGGTCATGTTTTCTTCCATTTGTTCTGTAATTGGGGTTCTGGCTGGCCGTCCGGGGCCACGTTTAATTGGTTCTGACATGGATTACCTCACAACATGTTCTTTTGCTGGTAATACAACTTGCCTTCCAAATACTCTTCGTCACTCATGTCCATATCACGGGCAGATTGACGTTCCGCTGGGGTCAAAGTCATAGTCACAGTTTGCCCAGAACGGAAAGTTTGCGCGGAATTGGTACGCGAAACGGGAGCAGCCGCCATAGCTTGACGGGAACGTGGTTGTTGTACAGAAGAACGTACAGGTTCCGCGTCGTAAACCCTGTTTTCAATAAAGGCAAAATATTCTGGGGAGTCTAATGGTACATTATCCGCCACAGCATCCCAGTGAGCGGCTGTCATACGTGCCGTTTTAACGGGATCTTCCAACGCATCACGGTGAGAACGTAACCATGCTTGCGCTTTTGGGCTTGGAACTTCTTGAATTTTTGCCTCAATTGGGTCCAAATTCTCTTGTTGCATGCGTGGCTGCGGTTGGCGACGCTGTTGTTCAAGCATTTGTAGTTCGTAGGTAAGTTTTTCTTGAAGCGCTTCCCTACCTTGCGACAATTGAATCAATTTTGACTCAACTTGCGCCATGTGACGCTGCAATTTGGCGGCTTTTGCGTAATCACCTTCCGCCAAAGTATTTGCGTAATCACGTTCAAGCATTTCCGCATCACGTTCAAAACTTGCGAAAGCATTTGTAAACGCAACTAATTGATTATCCTGTGCTTGATACTGATAATTTTTTACTTGTTGCTGTGCTTGTTGAGCAAATTGTTCCGCTTGTACTTTTTGACGACGAATTTCTTCTGCCTCACGCCGTTTTTCTTCCAACTGTTGTTTTAAAAGTTGGATTCCGTCTTCATCTTTTGATTTTTCAATTATTTCAGGCTGTTTAGATACCGCCCCAAGATCTACTTCCGTCATTTGCGGAACATTAGGAGCCGTAACCGTAATTTCTGCGGCTTGTAATTCTGACATTTATACCTCCTTAGAATGCCATATCGGGTTCAGGGATGACCATTTTAATTTGAACATCCTGAATAACGTGGCAAAGGACGCCATTAATGTTCAATTTCCAACCGTCTGAGGAGCGAAGGACAATCCAATCACCTTCGTTTACGTTTTGTCCCGCGAAGGCGGTTTTGTCGTCATCCATAAACGCAATTGGACCTTTTTTCAGTACAAGAACAACCTTGCCCTGATATTCGTCTTCTTTGCGGATGCCATCTGAAAGGTAAAGGCCGGAGGCCGTGCGTTCTGGCCGTTTATATACGGCGCAGAGAATGTTGTTGTGCATTACTTTAATTTTAGAAATGTCACCAATTGCAGCTTTTAACTCCGCTGCGGGGTCAGCCGCATGGAGCATCTTCATCGTAGCAGTCTTCATCGTTTATCTCGCTTTTCTATCAATGCCGACGATGTCATCCATCGTCTCTTTCGCCCAGATAAGTGCGTCGGATAATCCTCTTAGATACCCAACACGATTTTTATAGTCCTCATAGTTTGGGGAGAAACCGTTTAGAATGCTCTCTGCCAGCTTCTCCCGTTCTTCTTCAATACGCTCCTCCAATTTGCGGTAGAGGAGCAGGTCAAGTGACGCCATTTAGATCCTTATTCGGTTCCGTTAGCTACAGGCCACTTTTTCTTTTCCAACCTACCAAGACCGGACCCGGAACCGTAATCTTTCTCTTGATATTTTGGCATTACATTGCCTACGCGACCGCCAGCTTTGCGGGCCATAGGAGGCATTGGTGGACGTGGGGGCATACCACCGCCCGGAGGCATCATTGGCGGCATTCCCGGAGGCATACCACCCATAGGAGGTGCGCCCATAGGCATAGGAGGCATCATCGGCGGGACAGGAGGTTGACCCATTCCAACGCCAGCGCCCAAAGGTGCTTGGCCTTGTCCGCCAGATTGCGGAGAAATAATGATATTGACATTGGTTTTTCCTGCTTTAGTACGCCCGCCAGTAGCACGATGAGAACGTTCCGCCATGCCACCACTGCACATTTTGCATGAGCAATCTTCATGGTGCATAGCTTTACCACCACGTTTTAATTGAGCATCACGAAGGCTTTGTGAATTAGAATGCCGTGAATCAACAACACTGCTATCCCAATTTGAACCATCCGGATTATTCATATCCCAATTTGAATTTTCAACAGCAGATTTACTGCTTTTGCGAAAATCATATCCATCTGCCAATTCGCCACCACGGTATTTATAAGCGCGGCCACCCTCAGCTTTAAATGCTTTTGGCTTAAGGATTTTGTGCATTAACTTTTTATCTTGCACTTCATCCGTGTGTTTTGCGGCACCACCGGATTTACGCATTGAAGAAACCATTGGCATTACTGGGCGGGTCCCAAGAATACCAGCGGCGCTTTGCGATGGGGGTGCTATAGGAAGACCAGCCCTTTTCTTACGTGCGACCATTGCACCAATAACAGCTTTTTTCTGGGCGGGAGTCATTGCACCCATCATGCCGCCACCAGCCTTATGAATGCGACCGCCTTTTTTAGCCGCCTGATCTGGAACTTCAAATTTGGTGTTAGGCTTATCGCGGGTCGGTAATGGAGTATCCGTATCTTGCATAAACCAAGCGGGGCCATTTTTTGTGGGGATACCACGGCCCATACGATTATCCGTTGGATAATTTGATGGGTTTTTCTTCCCAGTTGTCGGAATTTGTGGCTGATTTGGAATTGTTTCAGGGCCAGTCATTTGACCAACGCGATTAATACCATCAAGTCCAGAATGATGCTCACGACCCTTGCGGGCGGATTTACCAAGATTCTTATGTGCGTGTTTACCCTCAACGTTAGCATGTTTGCTAACTTTACCACCGCGTTTAAAACGGGATGGGGTAATAGGCATCTTGCCAGCATTGCCGCTGTTCAAACCCTCAAAAGGGGAACCGCCGCGCTCATCCGTAAAGGATTTGCTGCCATCATCTAATTTTAAACCCATGCGCTGCAATTTAGCAGCCGCCGCGCTTTTAGCTTCTTTCTTGTGATCGCTCATTTTATGCTCCTGCTGCGTCCAGCATTAAACTTTAGGATTGCTAATCAATCCTTGGATTTCCGGTTTAATAAACTGTTCCGCCTGAGAAGCGCTCTCTGGATGAACTGCAATTTCGCGGGCCAGTTGCAACATGGCTATCCGTTCTTTGCTTTCTCTGTCAGCCGTGCGGTTCTGAGCGTCAGCCGCCGCGTCTACAGCCTTTACTTTAACTTCCGCCATTTTGGCTTGGGAGTCAATCATTTTTGCTTGCGCCGTCATCATTTCCGGGTCAGTTGGGCCACGCGGAGCGTTTTCCAAAGATGCTTGCCATTTTTCATGTTCCCGGTCATGGTGATAGTTTTGAATCTGAGCATCTACGCTCTTTTCTTTAATCTTGACCTCTTCCATTTTTGCTTGAGCATCGATCATTCTTGCTTGCGCTTGGATCATCATTGGATCTGGCGGCATGGCTTGAGGCGGCATTGGTGGGGCAAATAGATCCATCGCGTCCTCAATACCAAGCATGGTTAGGATACGCTCATCTACCTTGCGTGGGTCATATAACCCCGGATTCTGACCCTGCAATTGCTTAATTGCCATTGCCTTTTGAATGCGAACCGCATGGGATGGGGTATTTGGGTCAGCAACGGGGACTAAATTAATGTTGTCAAGCGCCGTTATTAATGTTTCTGGCGTCCATTGGTAAGATGGATATTTGTTATTTTCCCAAAAAGCCTCAGGGCATTCTTTAAATAATTCTTTAAGAAGCGCAAATTCCCGTGCTTGCGCCGCATGCATACGTTTATGCACAGCGGAAATAACCTTTTGCGCCTGTTCAATTAACGCAATAGTCGTTCCAACTGGAGCTTCCGCATTACCTTCACCAACATTAGTTTCCGAAGTTGAAGCTAAACGTTGACCACTTGTCTCAATTAATTGAAGTAAATTAAGAAATTGCCCGTCAACGCTCCGGTATGGTAGGGGCATAATGGCGGATTGAATAGGCTGACCCGCCGTGTCAATCGGCATACCGCCACCCGGTGGAACGCGAAACTCATTGGTTAATTGCCGCCCCGCTTGTTTTGCGTACAAGAATCCGGGGAAGTTAGCAAACATTCCGTTATCAATACACAACCGCCATCCGGCGGTTAGCGCCATCGTGGTATTACCAACAAGATGTAAAAGGCCAAGGCCGTAGAAGCCAAAGCCGGGAACGAAGATATAATCAACAAACACTTGTCGACGCAGACATTGTTCATCATCTTCTTTCCACCACCGCCTGATTTCCAAAATTTCAGATGAAGTCTTATCAATCGTTACGCGATATGGGAGTTGAAGGCCCGTTGGCCCTTCATCATCCTCATGTTCATAACCGGGGATATCCAATTCGCAGTAGCATTCATAGATTTCGCGGGGTTGGTTATCCGTATTAGTCATATTACGGGGGATAACACCCATCATTTGTTCTAATTTATCTTCCACGACGTTGTTTTTAGGCGGTTGTGCGGAAGAAAGGGGGACATTTCGGTACATCCCGACCAGTTGCAGCCTTTTAAGGGTGCTGGGGGACATCTTAATAACGTGCGTAATCCGCTGTGCGGTCGCCACCGTCGTTTCCGCATTGGAGACAATAATTTCAGGGATGCTAACAAATTCAGAAACCGGGCGGCGGCGAATTGGGCAGTAGTATACTTTCTTAAATGCGGTTCCACCAAAACCCAACGCAAAAAACATCCGTTCCGTGTCGGGGTAATATTCCGATGCGGTGGATGTTAAATAATGATTAAAATCTTTTTCCAACGCTTCCGCCTGAGCATTGATGTTAGCACTATCAAGCCCATCGTTGCGGATCTTAACTGGGCCGGAAGATGGGAGAAGTTCTCCACGGGCGTTGGCTTGGAAACGGACAATTGACTCCAAAAGCAACGGATGGCGGACGGTTGCCTGTCCTTCAACCGCCGTAGAACCATCCCCCGCATTGGAAC